AGATTTTCAATTGCTTCTGCGATGTCTTCACCGAATGGATCTTGGAATTCGTGAGTCACGTCAAGTGCTTCGCATTGTGCCTTCAGAGAGACGTTCAGAACGTTGCCGATTATCGCCTTCACAAGATTAGCAGTACGATCAAGCAATTCGTCATGTGTTTCTTTATGCTTTGATGCCTTGATATTCGCAAGAATCATCATCTGCTTCAATGCCTTACCAGTTACATTCGACAAAGACTTCATGTTTTCAAAGTCGATATTCGGTGTGAACGTCTTGGAAAGGATATGATTCTGTAACCACTCCAGTTCCTGCTTCTTCGATTCCGGAGCAGAATCCCAAGTCAAATATGATGCTGCTGCTTTCGCTTCTGTGCCGTTCTTCTTGATCAGTGTCTTGTTCTCGGCTTCCTTGTCCGGCATATTCATGATAATATCTGCGTCCAGTACGAGCATAGGATCACTGAAATAGTCATTCACGTCTGCCGTATGGCTTGCGATGTATTCTTCACGATGGATCAATGGTTCGACTCCGTTCCACTCCTTCTCCTGCTGAAATAGGATAACTGGAATCTTACCGATCAAGTTTACTTCCGGAAGAACTTCCCAACCCATGCCGGATCTTTTGCAATGGTACACCACTTTGTCTGTGTAGAGATCGAAGTGTTGGATCGTAGAATCTCCTTCTTGCAGGTAGTACTCCCAACCGACCGAGATAAGATTCTCGTACTGATCCCAACGAGAATAGATCGTATCACCTTTCGACTTTGCCAGTACGCGGATCTGACAGTCTGCCTTTCCTTCATCATTGCGGAACACGCGCCATAACATAGCCGACTGCGTCTCTGCACCTGCCAATCTCTTGCACTGCTTAATCTTAGCATTAAAGTGTTTCTTACGAAGCAACTCTGTGAACGCGCTAAAAGCATCGTCTGTTCCATCAGAAGCCTGCCCCCACTTGACTGGTTGTCCATAGATAAACACTACCGCTATTTCGTTGATGAACTTCGGATAATCAACCGGAAGTTTCCATCGCTTGATCTTGCGTTTGAAATTTCCATTCTTATCGAGTATGATCTTGTCTTCACGCTTGTTGATCTTGTGAAGACGCGGATTGTACTCTTGCAGAGCAATGTTCGTTTTGGTCAGTCTGTTGTCCATCTTCTGCATGACGCGATTAATATCGCCAGACTGCACCAACTGCTCAAAATCTTGTTTTCTGCCTACCGCAGCATTCAAAAGATTGAAAAAAGCATTGAATATAACCATACTTCTATTGATTTGATGTTATTAAAATAAATTATTCAGATTCGCAGGCATGACAAAGAAGTCATCGCTTTCGAAATAATTAATTGCATATCCGAGAATATCCACAAATTCATCATGAACTTTTTGCGGAAAACCTGCTACCTCGTCAACGAACTCGTCAGTCCACTCGCCATCTACCAAGATCACACGACCTGCTTCGATCTTAGGAGAAACAGCGTGTAATCGTTCTGCCTTAGAATCGGTTGGCGAAGGTGTTTCTACAACGTTGAGACCGCTTACTGCCTTCAATGTCTGCACAAGAGAAATACCGTTGGCCTTTGGTTCGACACGCAGTGACGAGTTATGATCTGCGCCATTGGCCTTCATGTATTCCGGAATAAACTTGATCAGATCCGGAAATTCCTTCCATACCTGCGTAGCGTTCAAGATGTAGATGTTATTGCCGATCTTGCAGCCTGCGAGAATACCAGAAGGGTCGTTATTGGCCTTCTTGTCGTTCTCCTTGTATGCCGTATCGAGAAAGAAGTGTATCGTCTCATTGAATCGTAGCGTAGTGAATTCTGCTTGGCTGATATGCTTGAACCATGATTCTTTGACGATATTACCACCTTCTGCGCTTGGCATCTGCATATATTGACCTGCGTAGGCTCGACTACCCATATCTACCTTTGCTTCGTCAAGAACCTTGCGTGACAGACGTACTGGATCGAGAAGGCCATCAACGTATTTTTCACGCAGTTCTATTGGTCTGACGAATTCACAATCTTCAGCAGGAAGATTGATGTGTCGTATATTGCCACCTTTGTGCGACAACAAATGCCCGGTAACATCGTCTTGGTGTAATCGCTGCATGATCGTGATCATCGGAGTGATCTTGCGGTCTACCTTACGAGAAGACAACGTCTTCAAGTGATCATTGGCAGATTTACGCATTGTGTCGGATTCTGCCTGCTTTGGATTTACCGGATCATCGTTGATGATGATGTGAGCATGAAGACCAGTGATCGTACCACCAGTTGAAGACGCATAGCGAAAACCACCTTTGCTATTGGCATAATACTGTTTACCGGATTTATCGTGACGGATCTCAACTTCCGGAAATAGCATTTTGTAGCGATCACTTGCGATGATGTCCTTTGATTTCTGCGCGTGATCAATGGAAAGTCCACTTGAATAAGAGTTAGAGATAATTCGCAGTGTAGAATCTTGTGTCCACAACCAAGCAGGGAACATGACGGTTACGATCGTTGATTTTGTCGTAGAAGGAGGAATGTTTATTATCAGATCGTAAGGCTTTTCTTCACGCGCTACGACTGATCGAGACAATTCCATCAGTTCATGACAAAGATACGGAATATGCCAGTTATACACTGGTTGCTCTTGGATAATAATATCCCAGAACGTCTTGACGAAGTAGAAGAAGTCTCTGCGACATTCATCTGCTACCGCCTTGATAACCATGTCTTCCGTAATCTTAACCATTGATTCTAATTTTTATATACCGTCTGTTTCGCGTTTCTTGATCGCCTGCTCACCGAGCGCAAGAATAGCAGACTTCTGCTCGTCTGTTAACGACTCCATGTCGATTTCTTTGTTCATGAAGTCTTTACCGTCTTTACCAGTGATCTCTGTATTCTGTCGATTCTTCCACTTATCCGGATTCTCATTGGTCAGGGCAAAGATCAACGCCTTCGTATCCGGTGGAACGGTTTTCTTAAATGAAAGTTTCTTCTTGATATAGACTCTACCGTCTTTATCCGTTCCAAATTCAGTTCGACTATCCTCTGCTACATATCCGGTTGCAGCGCGATACAACGACTTTTCCATTTCGTTGAGTCTTTTTTCCCTCAATTGTGCGCGTGCGAGCGCGATAGACTGCGAAAATTGTGGATTGTACGAGTCACTTTCTTCTCTCTGCCAAGCATAGAACTGCGTTTCCGAAATTCCGACTTTTTTACAAATATCTATATTTGCTTCTCCGTCAAGTATTAGCTTGAATACGTCCTGCGTAAGTTCCGGGGTACATTTGGATCTTGCACCTGCGTTACTTTGATTCTCCATGTTCTTTCCTTTCCTTTTCAAGTTCGACCTTCAGCATGATCGAATAGTTAGCGTTATCAAGTAGCGTATCGTTTACCGATTCGTCCTTAACCAGTTGACTTCCGTTTTTGCGCAGAAGAAGTGAGATTAGCCTTCTGACCTTGTTGTATAAAAGGCCGACCGCATATCCATTTCCGCAGATCTTACGAGCATCGTTGAATGCGTTATCGTAATCTGAAGATTTTGCTTCGTGTACGCGAATCATTTCGATGCAGTTCTTGGCGAATTCTTTATCGTGAATTTCAGTTCCTACGATTCCACCTAACTGATCGATGTCGATGTTATCTTTTTCGAATGTTCCCATATAGCTATAAATTATATATATATTATTATAATAACTTACTATCACACATACGTATAATTAAATAACGTTACTTATAGGCTTCATGCAGGTCGAACAAAGACTGTTCTTCGACTACTGGTTGAAGCGCGAATTCAAGACGCGGATTCTTCTTGTCAACTCTTTTTTTAGCTACGATCTCAACGCATAGATTATCGTCAGTGATCGACTTCGTGTATTGCAGACAATCGAGAATCGTCTTCAGAGAATTATCAAGATCGAAACGCTTTGATCTCTGGTATACTGTGCAATATAATCTGAATGGATCATGGATCATGCGATTCTTGTACTTTCGGCATTGAAGAATAAAAGACTTTTCATAAGCGCGTGTTTCATCGCTCTTGATCAGTCTGCGCTTACCGTTTGATTTATTCGATACGGTAACGTAGTTATTCGATTTCGGAATGATCTGTCCGAAAATCGTTTCAATATCCAGTGTCTTTTTCTTCTGTTCGTCCATGTCCTTGATTATTTGATTATTTATCCCATGTCTTCGATATTTACGTCATAGCCACGTTGCAGGAGTTCTTGATAAATCTCTCGCATGGCTTCTTCTGACGTAAATTCGATCTGTAGCAGGAATTTATGTTCTCTGCCTGCGTTGTTCATTTCTCCTTCTGCCTTGGCTGCTTCTTCTTCGAAAGTCAATCCCCATTCAGCAGCATTGATCTGAAAGTCCTGCTCCGCCTTCTTTATCTCGTCTTCATTCCATTTGAGATCTGCGGAAGCTACCGAGTTGTCGGCCAGTGCCATTTCTCGACCCTGCTTTGAATCGAGATCTACATCTGTACGCTTTACTACTACAAGTTCTTCTCCAGTAGTCTCTACGATCTTGATCTTTGTCTCACCGATCGCGCTTGCAGTTTCTACGACTCCATTACCTGCAATGATGCGGTTATTTCTATCCACAAGAACGGAACGTCCGAACTTGTTCTGTCTTATCGACTTTTCAAGAACCGACATTCCGTACTCTGTGTGAAGATTAAAGTTACGATTATCCGGAATCAGAATTGAGAGATCCGAGATTTGAACATCGTCAACTTTCTGCGATCGTTTCATATTTGCAAATACTTAAAAATTAGAATGAACTATGCAAATATAGCGATTTTTGGTGCTTGTTAGGCACTCTTTGCGCGATTATTTATAAAATTCTTACATTATTTTTTTATTCATTTCCTCATAATAGCCATTATAATTATATATATTATATACTACATACTTACGTTATAATAGCTATTATTCTTCTGCTTTTTGATTTACAACTTTTTTATGTTAACAACTTCGCAATTAAAACGTGATGCGATCGTTCGCATCGCCTTGGTAGGGTGGAAACGGAGCGTTGCTTTGATCCGTTGCACCTCCTGCTGCCTGCTGCGTGTTATCGCTCTTAGTTCCACCAAGCATCTGCAACGTCTCGACATTGATTTCTGTCACATAGTGCTTTGTCCCGTCCTTCTCGTATGATCTGTTGCGGATCTTACCTTCTACATACAGTGGAGTTCCTTTCTTGACGTACTTTTCAACGACTCCTGCCAGTGCGCCATAACAGACGATATTATGCCATTCTGTACGATCTGGTATCTGCTGACCGTTCTTACTGGTATAGCCTTTTTCTGTTGTGGCTATAGTAAAGTTAGCTACCTTCCCGCCATTCTGAAAATTACTGATTTGTGGGTCTTTTCCAACATGGCCTAAAATGATAGCCTTATTAATTCCGTTCATATTTTTTTTGTTTAAAATGTTATTACTTTGTCAATTCATGGATCACGTACAAGCACCAAGCAACGAATATAGCCAGTACAATAACGTTGCAGATCGGTGATACGTGAACGATTGGTATTTCTATTATTTCTTCTTCTGTCATATTATCGAAGTTTTGTTATAAAGTTCTTCTGTCATATAATGACAGCCGGTCTTCCTGCACTTACCGCCATGATGAATGTGATAATTTATTGTTCCAATTGAAGATCCGAGTGCTTCTGCTGCTTCCTTGACAGATCTCCATCTTCTGCCAGTCTCAACTTCAACGACTGATATTTTACGATGACTTTCTGCGGTTTTTCTAATAAAGTCCTTATTTTGGCGTAGTCTTTTCATTAGTTCAGACTTGGCTCTTTTTGCTTCTTCTGGCAAATGACTTCCAACCTTGACTTTATGTCCTTTTCTCAGTCTTCCGCATATATCGCGGTTAGGATCAAGTTCGAACTTCAGAGAATCACGATCTGTCAAGTATTTATGCTTGAATTCTTCGTCATTCCGATACCACATAAGACCCTTGCAGGTCTTTCTTCGACCATGTACGCAGTCACGAATTCCGCGAGTCTTGACACCGCAGAAACGTTCTGCATCGATCATTGCATCGAACGTTCCTGCAATCTCTCCATCCGGACGTACTGCGACTACAGATATTACACCACCA